AACCGTATGTACTTCGTGGTATTCAACGTGAAGATAAAAAAGAACCGCAATTATGGGGTATAGGACGTTTTGACGATGGATTGATTCGTGGCGGTATAACAGCAGCAGTTGAGCGTTCAGCATTAGATACTGTACGTATTGCAAAGTGGTTAGCATCTCCTAAAGGTATTTTATGGGTAGTTAAACAAGTAGGTTTAGGACTAACTAATCCTAAAGTAGAAACTATAACTGACTCTGCATTAGACCGACAAACAAGAATACATACAGGGGTCGCATCTTTATTGTCAGTACCTGGTTCTGCATTTGGGTTACACTTCACTCGTCATGGAATTCCGTTTGCAAATGAAGCTGCTAGTTATGGAAATGTACAAATAGCTAAAACATTATTATACAGAGCAAATAAAAAATCAAATCGATTAGTTAGTCTTCAAGATAATTTATTTAGTTCAAGTACTGTAACGTTAAATTTTTTACAGTCAATTGGAAATTTAACTTCAGTATCACAAAAAGCTATTATACAAACAGCTAAAGGGTTTAAAGGCGGAGAAATTGAAGAATTGTCAGGTATATTAGGACCGCAATCTGTATATGGGGTAGGCTCAACACCAATACGTAGAGTAGTTGATACAGTTACAGATGCAGTTAATAATGCTAAAAATGCTCAATTTGCTACTAGATTCAATGATAAAAATTTATATGCTGGCGGAATAAGAGCAACTACTAATAACGTATATGACGTATCTAAAGACGATAAAAAGAATACAGTTTCTAAAATTGAAACTTCAGACGATCCTTTATCACTACGCAATCGAACAGAAAATGATTATGATTATAGTGATTACACTCCTGGGTCTAAAAAAGATAATATTTTATCTCAATTAGAATCGAATACTTTAAAAGCAAAGACGTATATCGATGCGCCAGTAAATCCAATTAATAACTATGAAGTATTAGCATATAATAAAATTCCTAAATCAAAAGATATAGGAAAGCGTAATGATTTTAGAACAGCATTGTCAGACGACTCAAAAGCATTTTCAGGAAAAATTATTAAAGATAATGAAACGAAAATGTCGTATGCAAATAAAAATCTAGAAATTCAAAAAGGATTTGGTACACAAGGAGCTGTTGGAGCTGATAGGTCTAATCCATTAGAGTTTTTAGCACCTAGTAAAGGAGCAGGAACTGTTAAAGGATTTGGACAGTCAAGAAGAGCGTTAGCAGGATTAACAACTTTCCGAGGCGATAAAATAACTGCATTAGACGTTCGTGCAGTTGCACTAACTACTGATCAAGTATATCCTGTAGAAAAAGATCAAATTGAGTTTTATTTTGAAGACGGTGCACAAGGAACTAACGTAATGGTTTTTAGATGTACTATGACAGGATTTTCTGATTCGTTTAGTCCTAGCTGGAATCGTATAGACATCATGGGACGTCCAGACGGAGCGTATTTATATTCATCTTTTGAACGTCAAGTGTCGTTTACATTTACTGCAGCAGCAACAACTAAATCTGAAATGATTCCTATGTGGCGTAAATTAAATTATTTAGCCTCGTATACAATGCCTGACTTCCGCGCGGGAGGTCGACCCGCAGGTCCATTTATGCGTTTAACTATAGGAAATTTATTTAAGAATACTCCAGGGTTTCTTAATTCATTATCATACACTATACCTGACGAAGCTACTTGGGACGTTGATGCCGATAATAGAACTGGAGAAGCAAAACAGTTGCCAAATATTGTTGAAGTGTCTGTTGGATATACTGTAATTGCTGACTTCCGTCCTCAGGTTAAAGGAAGAGTATATAGTTTATTTGCTGAAACAACAACAGGAACAAACGATTGGTTATGGGATTCTGGAGTTAATGCAACTACGGCTAAAGAAGATTCTGAACAATATGAAACAGATCGAGCAGCGTTAAAGAAAAAAGCTGATGATGATGCTGCTGCAGCTGTAACTGAAACTCCTGCAGAAACTACTACCACAACTGAAACTGCTGCGAAAAAAGAACCTTTACCAGCTGACCCTGCTAAAACAGAAGTTAATGTAACTGAATCAAATGCTGATATTACACCAGAAGAAAACCCACAATAAAAATGCGTTACTCAGAAAACTTTCAATATACTCCGCAAGTAAAGTTAAATACTAATTTAAAGAAACGATACTATAAAACTATCATATATCCTACAGTTCCGTTTAATGATGATGATATTTACGTAGTATCTGTTTACGGTGATAGATTAGATTTGTTATCATGGCAGTATTATAACAACGCACAACTATGGTGGGTATTATCAGCTGCTAATCCTGATATACCTAAAGGATCAGTATTTTTAGAGCCAAATACTCAAGTAAGAATACCTAGAGATTATAATACAGTATTAAACGAATTACGTGATTTAAATCAAACATTATAAAATATGTCGTTATTTTTTAAAAATCCTAAGGTTGGATTTGGTTTACGATCGAAATACTACTCGGCAATGTACCGAGACTCTAACGCACACGCTTGGTTAACAAAGAAAATTGCGTATGCAAGAGCGTCTGCTGGTGGATCTGCATTAGGTACCCCAACTGCAGGTGGTATTGGAGCTGCTGGAATGTATCACGGAAAACATCGATTACCAGATCCTCATATCACATCAGTAAAAATATCTAATGAAGGTGACTTTGGAACTTTACGTAAGGCGCAAGTAGATTTTACTGTTTACGATTTAGGATCGCTACAAGCGATGTCAGGATTTTTTAAATTAAGTGCGAATATGAGTATCAGCTATGGTTGGGCTAATGCAGCAGCTGCGGGATCCAATGGTAGCTTTGTTGGAGTAGTGTATAATTATAGTTACTCAATTAATACTGATGGTAGTTTTAGTTGCACTTCGTATGCAATTGGAAAAGGAGTGTATTCACTAGGATTTTCAATACAAGGAGCAAGCCCAGGTACAAATTCAGTAGCTGATCCAGCCGGCATCACAATATCAGATCATAATGTATTTAGTGCCATAACAGTTGCTGTGCAAAATGCTAAACCCGCAGCAGGTACATCAGATGGAAATTATGCTGCAGTTGAATTGCCAGAAGCGATTACAGATCCGCCTGCTCCTGCAGGTGAAGGAGAAACGGCTCCTGAAAAAGATCTTACTAAAAAGAAAATACATTATTATATTCGTTTAGGTCAATTTATAGATTTAGTAAACGAAAAAATTATTAAAAAAGCTGGTAACGCTAATTTAGCAATCAATCACGGCGTCCATGATGAATGTAATCAACATGCTGCTTCAGTAGGATCTAGTAATCCAATGGAACTGTTAGTGCCGTTTAGAGATAATTACGGAGACGTTTTAAATTGTGGTATTGTTGGAGCAAGTCCAGTTTCACATTTAGATCAATTATATATTGGAGTTGATTTTATACAAAAATTAAAAGAAGATTACGCTAAGCAAGGCGGTGAGCAAGATAAAAAGAAGAATCAAACAGTAATGCATTTTTTAAATAAAGTGTTTGATATGATTCATGACAGGAGTGGAGGACTATATAAACCAGCTATATCAGCTGACTCAACAGCTAAATGGCATTTAGTTGATATGAATTATATACCAGAAAAATTTTCCGGATTGACTATACCTGCTGTTACAAATCAATCGGTGACACGAGCAATGTCTTTGCAAAGTAAAGTTCCTTCGGAAATGCAATCTGCAGCGTTTGTTAATGGAGCATCTGCTATAACTGGATACTCTTCTGCTTATATAAGTTCTATGACAGGCGGAAATGGCGGATCGGCAGCTGACACTGCATCTGACGGTGCCGCAGCTGTAGAAGAATGTAAGAAAGCAATGAATGAAGGAGGACTAACTTCAGAGAATATTAATAACATGGCAGGAGCAATTAAAAAAGCTGAAACACCTCAAATAAGTCAAGAGTCACAAATATTTCCAATTGACTTTTCTGCCACTGTAGATGGTATTGAAGGTTTTGAATTTGGTGATGCTGTATCAACTAATCAACTTCCTGCTGGTTATGCCGGAAGAGTATGTTGGACAGTAACTAAAGTAGATCATACCATATCTGGAGGAGATTGGACAACTACACTATCAACCGTATGTAGATTATTAAGATAATGAGTAGAAGAAAAATATATTATCCTAAATCACACATCGTTAATAATTTAATAACGAATGGAAAAGAATGGATGTTTGAAGACGGTACTGAATATATAGGATACTATCATAAATACATTGAAGGGCTTGTAATGTCAGGAGCTGTATTTAGTAAATCAGAATCTAAAAAATTAATACCTTACGTTGATCAAGTAGTTCAGCCGTATAACAGAGTTTATAAACAATTAATCGATGCTAGCAGATTTCCAACAGTGCCTAGGTTTGCTCCTCGATATCGTTATCCTTTACCTGATGAAAACGATTATGCAGAAGGATTTATGACGCGATACATTCTTCGTAAAAGAAATTACAATAACCGAGCAGATATAATCGAAGTTGATTTAGATCAATTTAAACTTTGGAGAAAACGTAATTTTGGAATTGACGAAACGCTATACGATGGAATTGAGATGTATTGGAAACTAACAGGACCGTTACGTGACGTAAAAGATGATAATGGTGTTATAAAAGTTTTTGGAGTATACGACACTAATCTACGAATGGTGCAATTGAAAAACAATGACTATCCAGGATTAGCAGAATTTTTAACTGATTTTACTGAAGTAACAATATACAGTAAGGTAACGCCACAATCAATTAAAGATTTGTATTTACCAAAATAGTCGTAAGAATATTTGGTTTTTTGTAATTTAGATTATATATTTACTAATGTAAGTTATGAAAATTATTGAAACGATATCCGAATACAATCAGTTTATAAGCGAATGTAGTTCTTACGATTGGATATTAGTTCCTACCTATTGCAATGGCAATCAGCCAGTTTACATTGATACTCTTTCAGTATTATACGTGTACGTGTTAATGAGAGATGAAGAGTATATGATAGTATTCAATCACACAGAAGGATTGAAATTGCCAGTTGATTTACTGCAAGAGTTTCCTGAAAGTAATAAACAGTTTGTGTATGGAAAGAAAAAATTCAAAACTGCTTTAAATAGAACTAACATTATTGATATGGATATGGTTCAGTATTTTCATAATAACGAACCTATAGTAGACGACTTTGATACAAACGCACACGAACACTTTACTCGGCAGTTTAGTAAGTTTGCAAACTTAAATACTATTATTCCTATTAGTAAGCATATTGAGCGATCACAAAAAATATCTCAAGCATTTTTAGACGCATACGATTACTATCACGAAGAAGCCTCATTTGCATCGTATGACAATTTAATGTTAGAAAATTACTTTCAAATAGAGCGTAATGGTATGTTTGTACATCAAACACAATATCAAAATAAATTTCCTAACGGTATAATTTATAATGGATATGCGTATACAGAATACAATTGCTATACTACGACAGGAAGACCTTCTAATAGATACGGAGGTATTAATTACGCAGCGTTAAATAAAGACGACACTTCAAGAGCGTCATTTATATCTAGATTTGGTGAGCAAGGATTTATGATGCAGTTTGACTACGATGCGTATCACTTACGATTGCTAGCTTCGTTGATTGATTATAAGTTCCCTGACAACGTGTCAGTGCATGAGCATTTAGGTAAGTATTACTTTCAAAAAGAAACGTTAACAGAGGAAGAGTATAACGAGTCAAAGACAATTAGTTTTAAGCAATTATATGGAGGTATACAATCTGACTATTTAGTTATTCCGTTCTTTGCACAAGTAAATGAATACACTAAATTGATATGGAAGCAGTTTAATGACGAAGGGTATATTGAAACTCCTATGTTTGGTCGTAAGCTGTTTAGCAGCTTCTTTAACGATTTAAATGCATCTAAGCTGTTAAACTATTTATTACAAGCTTTTGAAACTGAGAGGAACATGGCCGTAATTCATAACATACTTCTACGTACACAGTCGTTCTCTTCGAAGCTGATACTTTATACCTATGACAGTTTCTTATGGGATTTTAATAAGTCTGACGGTGCAGATTTTATATATATGATCAAGCAGGAATTGGAACAAAATGGAAAGTTTCCAGTTAAGTTGCAAATAGGCCCTGATTATCACGCAATGATTAACGTAGAAAGAAAATTTTAAGATATTTATTTATGAAAATATTGAGATACCTTGTTACAATTAATTTGTCTATTTACCACGGAAGAAGAATTGGATCATACAGTTACTATGATATCCAAAACTTACACAGTAATATATAACAGGGTGTTTGTTTTATCTATTACAGATAGTGATGAATTAGTGTGTAGCTTTAATGTTGAAAAGGAATTGCAACGTAAACAATTGCCTTCCGCAATGTTAGTGCATCGTAAAAAAGAAACGAATACATTGTACACTATTAATTCATTAAACGCTTTGATTCGCAGTGAGAATGGAGGAGTTGTTGATCCAAAATATTCAGTTGATTGGTCAAAGTATGCAAATTGTTTATTAGTTACATCTAATAATGAGTTGAGAAAACTTCAAACGAAAGTATATCAAATTATTAATTTGTAACATATTTATATAAAAGTATTAGGAACTTGTAAAAGAGTTTTCTATATTTAGGTTACATTAGTTGTTGTAAATGTAATGTTATTATTCTAGACAGATATCATTTCATTGCCAATTGCTAATTATTAATTATTCATTAACAATTAAATTTTTAAAAACATGGCTATTAATTTAGACGCTATCAAGCAAAAGCTCAATTCGTTACAAAACACAACGAGCAAACAAAACAATTTATGGAAGCCTGAACCAGGCACTCAAGTTGTAAGAATTGTCCCTTATCAACACAACAGAGAGAATCCATTCCTAGAACTTTATTTTCATTATAACTTCGGTGGTAAGTCTATCCTATCCCCAATGTCATTTGGTCGTCCTGACCCAATCGTTGAGTTTGGAGAGAAGTTGAAATCGACAGGTAATTCTGATGATTGGAAAGCAGGTAAAAAATTAGAACCAACAATGCGTTGTTATGTTCCTATTATTATCCGTGGAAAGGAATCTGAAGGTGTTAAGTTTTGGGGATTCGGTAAATCAGTATATCAAGAGTTGTTAGGATTTATTGCAGATCCAGACTACGGTGATATTACAGATCCAATGTCAGGACGTGACATCGCAGTTGAATTTAAAGCTGCAGATCAAACCGGTAAGTCTTATCCAGAGACGTCAATCCGTGTTAAGCCTAACCAAACTCCAGTAACTGATAATAAATCAATATTAGAGAAGTTGGCTAACCAACCTAAAATCACTGATTTGTTTAAAGAACACTCTTATGAAGAAATGACCAAAATGCTTCATAATTGGTTAGATCCAGAAAACGCTCCAGCAGAAGAAGCGGCGCCTGCAAAGGCTAGCAATTCAAATAAAGCTGGTATCGAAGAAGCTGCTCCGGTAGCCAATGTCGATGACGTTGCGTCAGCATTTGATTCATTATTTAATAAGTAATTATGGCAAAGAAAGTACAGGAAGCTGTGGTACAGGACGACTTAGCGTCCGTGCTAGCAGAGAACCTAAACAAAAAGTTTAAGAGTTCTAATTATAAAGTTGCTTATTTTCTAGAAGGAGATTCTGATTCACCGTCAGATGTGACTGAGTGGATATCGACAGGATCAACTATGTTAGATTTAGCAATCGCTAATAGACCTAATGGTGGACTTCCTGTTGGCCGAATTATTGAAATTACTGGATTAGAAGCTTCAGGTAAATCATTATTAGCTGCTCATGCCCTAGCCGATACTCAACGTAAAGGCGGGCTAGCAGTTTATATTGACACTGAAAACGCAATCTCTAGAGAATTTCTAGAAGCTATTGGTATCAATCTAAAGGATATGTTATATGTCCCTTTGGAAACTATTGAAGACATATTCGATGCTATTGATAGCATTGTTGAATCTGTTAGAAAAGGATCTAAAGATAGATTGGTAACTATAGTAGTTGACTCGGTTGCAGGTGCATCCACTAAACAAGAGATGGCAGCTGATTATGATAAAGACGGATGGGCTACTAGTAAAGCTATTATTCTATCCAAGGCAATGCGTAAGATTACTAACTTCGTTGGTAGGTCTCGTATTTGTTTAATCTTTACCAATCAGTTACGTACTCGTTTAGGTGTATCGTTTGGAGACCAATGGACTACCTCGGGAGGAAAGGCAATTGCATTTCACTCTTCAGTTAGGCTTCGTTTAAAGTCAGTAGGACAAATTAAAATGAAAGTAGATGGCCGAGATGAAATTTTAGGAATTACAACTCGAGCTCAAGTAGTTAAAAATCGTATGGGGCCTCCCTTGCGCAGCGTAGACTACGACATTTATTTTGATTCAGGTATTGACGACTTCGGAAGTTGGTTGACAATGCTAAAAGAGTATAATTTAGTTACGCAAGCCGGTGCATGGTATACATATACTGATACAGAGACTGGTGAAATGATCAAATTCCAATCAAAGGACTTTCAAAGTAAATTGATGGACGATCCTGCAATGCGTGATAAGGTATACAAAGCAATATGTGATAAGTATATTCTTACTTATAGAGCTGGAGAAGATTTTGGTATCGATGATATTAAAATTGAAACAGAATTTGAAAACGAAGAATCGTAAGTTATGAACAAAGGTTACGCTGAATTATTAAGACAAATTCGCGAAGACCACGAAAAAGGAAATTCAGGCCTAGACAAAGACAGTAAGGTGTTAATTGTTGATGGCCTGAATTCTTTTATTCGAGTCTTTAGTGCAGTCCCATCTGTTAATGACGATGGAGAGCATATTGGAGGATTAACTGGCTTTATGAAATCTATTGGAGCTGTTATTCGCCAATTCAAACCAACTAGATGTATTATTGTGTTTGATGGTAAAGGAGGATCGGCTCGTAGAAAGAAAATGCATTCTGGTTATAAAGAAGGTCGTGTAATGTCTACGCGATTTAGAAGAAGAGATGATGTAGGAGAACAAACTGTAGACGATGAGTTAGCTTCAATGCAATGGCAATTTGGAAGATTGGCAGAGTATTTACAGTGTCTTCCAATGACGCTAATATCAATTGATAATATTGAAGCTGACGATGCTATTGCTTATTTAACTACTGAAGTGTTTCAGCCAAAGCAAAGTGAAGTTATCATTATGTCAGATGACAAAGACTTCATGCAGCTTGTAGATGAACGAACTTCTATATGGAGACCTGTTGAAAAGAAATTTTACGGTACTAAAGAAGTATTAGAAAAGTTTGGAGTACCTGCTCATAACTTTATACATTATAAAGTATTTATGGGTGACGCTTCAGATAATATCAAAGGCATCAATGGTGTTGGTATTAAAACTTTACAAAGTAAAATACCTACTGTATTAGGTCCAGATGTAGTTGATATGCATGATGTATTAGAATATTGCAAGGCTCGAATTGATGAGCATAAGATATATAAAACGATTGTAGATAGCGAAGCTACTATAAAACTCAATCACGATTTAATGGATTTGCGAAATTTAGACATTTCAGCTCATATTAAATTAATGATAGCGGAAATGGCAGACAGACCAATTCCAGTATTGGATAAACTCAACTTCAAACGAATGTTTATGTTAGACAAAGCGTATACAGCTATTCCAAATTTAGATACTTGGTTAGCCAATACATTTCATTCGTTAGCTGCATATAGTTCAAAAGAATAATTTGTATTTTACAAACAAATATCATATATTAAAGTATGTCAGATAAATTAAGCAATTTTGGTTATAATTTCCAAATAAAAATTATTTCATCTCTTTTAACTGATAAAGCCTTTTTACAACAAGTATCTGATATTTTGTTGCCAGAGTTTTTTGAGTCAGAGTCGAATCAATGGATTGTAGAAACTACAATAAAGTATTTTCAAGACTACACAACGGCGCCGACATTAGATGTGTTTAAGATTAAGGTGCAAGAGATTGATAGAGATGTATTAAAGACTGCTATAATTGAATCGTTGAAAGACTCTTATAAATTTTTAGAGTCTCAAGATTTAGATTTTGTAAAAGAAGAAACGGTAGGGTTTTGTAAAAATCAATGCGTTAAAAGAGCAATCTTAGACTCAGTTGATTTGTTAAAGAAAGGTGATTACGATTCTATTAAAGCAACTATAGATGCAGCTATGAAAGCAGGAGCTGATAAAGAAGTTGGGCATGAATATAACGAGTCAGTTGCAGATCGATATAAAGATAATGTGCGATCTACAATACCAACTCCTTGGCCTGTTATTAACGATTTAGCAGACGGAGGTTTTGGTAAAGGTGAATTAGTAGTGTTTGTAGCTCCTGCAGGTATTGGTAAATCATGGGGTCTTATTAATGTTGGAGCTAATGCAGTTAAAGCTGGGTTGAATGTAGTGCATTATACATTAGAGTTAAATGAAGGATATGTTGGTCAGCGATACGATGCTGTATTGACCGGCATTGCCAATCAAAACTTAAAGTATAATATCGATGAAGTAGAAAGTACTGTAGGCAAATTAAAAGGTAATTTGATTATTAAGTATTATCCAACAAAGACAGCGTCGTGTTCCACAATTCGAGCTCATATTGAAAAGATGATACTTGTAGGTAAGAAACCTGATTTAGTAATTGTCGACTATGCAGATTTGTTAAGAGGTTCAGTTGCTCGAAAAGAAATGAGACATGAATTAGAATCTATATATGAAGATCTTCGTGGTATAGCGGGCGAGTATGAAGTGCCGTTATTTACAGCGTCGCAAGCAAACAGA